GTCCAACACAAGTATTCAGCATAAATAACGAATGCTGATTTTCTTTAGGTTTAATTTTTAAAATACACTTACTGCCGATTATACTCTTTTCGTCAGTCGTTGTGAATAAATCAAATCCACTACAATTTTTAGCAAACACCAAAAAACCTTGTCCAGAGGGTTTAACAACGTAGCAATGTCTTATATCTTTCTTTAAATAACGACTCCACCAGTTAGTTTGATCGTCTTCAAAAATAACATAGACATCAGAAGACATTAAAATTAACCTTTGCTGTGACAGGTTTAGAAAAGTTTTGTGATACCCGTAGTGCTTGTCTACCTTCACCTTCTCCCTGTAGTGCGTATTCTAAGGCTTCGACAGGGTGGGAGTATTCATTCTTATCGGGTTCATCAGTGTATCTTTCACCACTGGCTTGTACTCTTCTATAACAGAATCCACCTTGTAATCCTTTACGAATCATAGAAGCTTTAGGTAAAACAGTAAATCTAGGCTTACCATCCATACACATTTCTTTCATAGGGACTTCTAACGCGGCTCTACGTTTAAGAGGGTCATTACTTTGTGTAGGTTGACACGGAATCCCTGCGGCTCGCATAATTTGGAAAGGTGTTTCAGAGTTAGATTGGTTTTTGTTGTTACCAGAAGGATCGCCCCATCCTTTAAATTCGTGTTCAGGGTATGTTTCTTCAATGTATCGTTTTAATGTAGGGGCAAAATCAACAGCACCAGAGTCTGTTAACACCATTTCATCAAAACAAATCCAACGTCCTATAGATGTTCTTTGTATAAACGCACAAGCAGGAGTACGACCAAAATCAAAACCTAAGATAATAGGGTAATCAATAGATGGTTTAAATTCTAAATGCTGACAATGGACTGAATCCGTATACATTGGGTGTACAGGTTTACCGTTAGAGACAAATCCGTATTCATTAGCTAGGTTTACTTTAATCCAATCGTCTGTTTTCCCTTGTAGTCCTCTTGCATAATACCCTTTAGGAAGATTAGCAAGGTTTTCAGCTTTTTCATTAATAATCCAATTTTCACCATCTTTTAAAACTCCACCAGATTGTCTAAAAAATGACCAATCATCAGGTCGTTCTATCTCTGCTAGTTTAAAATACCAATGATCTTCATCAGGAGCGTTACTATCTCCTATGATTCCATGATGTGTAGGACGTGCACCCTCCTTGTTAGAGGGATATCTACCATGTCTAAGGTCTAACATATCTAAAACAGCTTTAGAATGCTCTTTAGTTTCGTTTAACCACACCCATGTAGTCTGTATACCTCTAGCTTTTTTAACGTGTTCAGGACGGTCGAACGCAATAAAAACAACATCACAGTGAACAGAGGTTCCATCATCTAGTTTAAACCGTATAAAGTGTGTAGGAGGCTCTTTATTACCTTGTTTAAAGTCACCTAACTCTCCGTGTATCTCCAGCCAATCTTTAATCGTAGTAGAAAACAATTCAGAATAGGTGTTACGAGCCGCAATAACCCTAGATAAACGAACATTATAATTTTTATGTTTTTTATCTTTGACAGGTTCCTGTTCGCACATTAAGTCAAACAGTTTTAATATACATTGAACCGTTTTACCTGAGCCCAATGGACCCATAATAAATGAGTTTCTTGCACGGCAATCATTAAAATCTTGAAGGACTTGACCTTGAGGCATCAAGTTATATTCGATTCTCATTTCGACCAGTTTATTTTATCGTAATTAAGTTTGAATGTTTCTCGACTACTGGATGTAGACTTTCTAGGATGACTACCTTTACCACCATTGTATTCAGGAAAGTGTCTATCTCTTGTTTTTTTGTCTAATTTATGAACTAAATTTGGCCCTTTCTTGCCCATTTTACCATCTTCCGCATATACAATCTTCTTCTAAACAAATACACTCACCAGACATCTTTTCATGCAGTATATATAAAACTTCCTTCATTGCATAATGATCTTTATCTATTAACGCTGTACAAAATGCCTCTATTAATTCGTAATCAGAATCCGTAATAGGCTCATCTGTATTTAAATCAATCATTAGCTAACCAATCCTTTATTATTAATGACTTTGCTAACTCTAAATAAAATAGCTCCTGTTCACTTGTAAGCGTACTTCCTACCTCTACCCCTACCTCACCTATACTTATTAAAAGAAAGTCCTTAGAACGCTTTATATGAGCTTGTACGAGGTCTTCTGCATCTGGTCTAAGCTTTATTATAGTCATCTAATTTTTTTTTGCGGGGGACATATATACATCACATCGCGCCACTTTCGGGGATGGGGGTCCCTTTATCATTGCGCATTGTCATTGTTGCCGCCATCGTATCTTTTGCGATTGACTGAGATAATGAGTCCCTCATCTGGGGTGCTGACTTCTGTGGCTTTTAGTTTAGGCGTGACGAACTCCGCTATTTTTCCCCAAGCGACGATAGACTCCTTCTGGTTGGTAACTGAGGGATCATTCTGGGCTAGCTCATCCAGTGTAACGGCTTGTTGTGCCATCTTCATCACTGGGTCGAAGTCCTTACCGTACATTGCTTTGAGTCTGTTAAGTAAAAAGGTCTTATTCTTTCCCAGCGCTCCTTTAGGTCTTGCCATGTCTTATAGTCTCCTGTTCTTTATTCCTACGCCCTTGATTCAATTGATCATTTTTTAACCAATTTGGTCAATATTTAACCAATTATAGCATTAAATAGCTGTTCTTCGCCTTATATATAAGTTAATTCAAATTAATTTAGTCTACAGTGTTGACACATGGCAAAGGATCAACTAGGATGTTTACACACAACAAAGGAGAAATAACAATGAGAGAAGATATTATAAGCCAATTAGAAAACGAGATTATCTGCGAGGCGCTAGAGGATTTTATAGACGCCATGCGAGAGGATGTCAACGCGACTAATGCGGAGATACTTGAAAGCGTATTAAAAGAACTTGATTATAAATTAGGTTTTGTTGCATAACGGATAAAAATAAGGAGATACAAATGAAAACTACTTTTAGAAAACTAGAACCTTGCGATTTATTTGCAAATGAACACGGCCAAATAATGGTTAAAGGTTATGGCATTTGGGTTAATACAGGAAAAATCGTTTTTTGTGATGAGGGTGACGTGGGCAGGTATTACGTAGATGCAAGCGCGCCAGTAACTAGAATCAACTTACCTGATGAGACTAATGGGGATTAGTCGAAACGCCCTTGGGGCGTAGTGAGACCCATAAACAACAAACGAGGATATATAAAATGAAACTTTATCAAAAAGGAAGTAATCAAACGGAGCTAGACTTGGGATTTGCTCAGGTATTCTTCAGTTATGAAACGCCAGTTGCCGCACGTTTAACAGATGGTTCATTGGTGCGCACTCAAACGCGTTACAGCGTTACCACTACAAAGCACATTAACAATTGGTTGCAAGGTTGTGACTGTGACAGAGTACCACAGGAGCGTATTGACTGCCTTTTAACTTCTACCAGTGAATGTGATCCAAGTTATGAGGAAACAGCATGAATAAAACTAATGATTTATATGAACATAGCGAGTTTACGCACTGGCTTTCTGAAATGCCATGCAATATGGCTTGCAACTACCGCGAGGAAAACGTCGATTTTAATGGAACGCGAGTGACAATTACATTTTCAATTTTAGATGAGGAGGAAACAGCATGAATAAGCGTACATTGATGAGCATGCAGGTAATAGATTTTTATCTTGATTGGGTGAATAATTATTTAACAATCTCTTGTATTGCAGAGCATCACGGACTCGATGAAGATGATGCTAAAGCACTGATAAACATGGGGCGACATATGCACCATAGACACTTTGAAATGATGAATAGCGAGGTGACAGCATGAACAAAATTAAAAACGATATTTTATCATTACGCGCACAGGCTAGAGCGGCCCGTTATCTGGCCCTTAAAACATGGGAGCGAGAGCAAGACAAAGATCGACAGATGGATAATGTAACGTCATTCGTTCTTGGTATTGCCGTGGCTTTAATTGTGGGCATAGGTTACCAAATCCACATATTGGGGGCGCTGTAATGACTCAAAAGCAACGCATACTCGAACACTTACAGGACGGGCGCACCTTAACGCGCCTTAACTCATGGAAGGAGCTTGGTATATTAGAATGCCCTGCGCGTATTTGTGAGCTTAAACAAGACGGCCACAACATTAAAACGGAACGGCTAACAGTAACTAATAGATATGGCGAGAAAGTCTCAATAGCCAAATGGAGCCTATAATGACTACATTAACAAAATCTCAAAGATTAGCTTTACAAAAATTAGAAAGCACAACTTTTCAAGTGGCAGTAAAAACAGAATTTAACAAATATGTATGCGATCTTTTTCACACAGGAATCAACACCACGACTTTATACAGCTTGCGCGATAAAGGCCTTATACAAGTTAAGTTTATCTTTCTGGGCGGTGCAACTAGCACCGACTTAAAAATAGTGAAGTAAACCAACTGATATGTAACTTTTGTAGCCCTGCCAAGCCTCCATCATGGGGGCTTTTTATTTCCCTTCGTATTTATTCCGCAAGTAATTCATCGAAACTGGCAGTTCATCGCAACCACCGTTGGCAACCTCATTGAGCATCCATATTCCACGCCACGACGAGTTAGTTTGTGGGGTTAAGTAATCTTCATCATGTTGATAGTAAATCCCTGAGAACAATCCTAAAATATTTGTGCCGTCTGCTCTCCTGCCATAGGCGATGTCTCTATCTTGAACATGACCCATAATACAGGACATCATCTTTTTACTGAGCATATTTCTAGCACTGGATACAGGCCGACCCATGACGCCAGATGTAAAGAAATGAGAGTAGGCTATCTGGTCCACAACCACAACTTCAAGATAGTCGTAAACCTCAAAACCGAACGACTCTAATTTTAAATCCTTATACCCAATCAATCCCTCTAGTTTGGGATCACTTTCGATGGCTCGCTCGATCCGATTCTCATGGTTTCCCAGTGTATAAATCATTCGCGGGGTATAGCGTTTCTTTTTATTTGAAATCAGGCGATTCTGTTCGTCCCATATGGGTTGCATGAACACTTCCATTGCGGAGATTCCTGCCTCAATATCATCTTTGTACCTACGGCCTTCAAACGACTTTTTTCCAACATCCCATGATGATAGGCTAGGCATATCAAAATGATCGCCAATATGAACAATAACGTCTGGCTTTTTCTCTGCCGCATACAATCCTGCCCATCTCAGGTGGTCAGTAGGTGAATTAGGTTTAACTTGAGTATCTGGAATGACTAAATGCTTCATATAACCTCACAAAAAAACGCCCCGAAGGACGTTCTTAGTTTGTTAAATCTTCTTGTGCAATAGCAATTAACCCTGCTACACAAAGAAGTAGAAAGTAAGTAGTCATGTCAACCTCATTAGTTTGAAGCGAGATTATACTTACCTCCCATACGTTTAGGTAATGACTTTAAATCATGGACAAGATACCATATAGTTATATTCTTGTTTCATGATCTATCAAGAAATCAATATAGTGTTTAGCCTTCCGAAGGTCATCTATTCCTCCTTTGGACTGCCACCTACTAACGTATTTAACCACATTACCTTCAGCATAGCCAAGTTGGTTTCCTAAAATGTAATCAATGGGCTGTATCTCAAGGTCTTTGTAGTGAGTTCCACCTATCTGTATGTCCTTGCTCAAAACGGTATATCTTCTGTGATTTGCGTAGCTTGTTGAACGATAGGCTGATCTGATCCATCAGTAAAAAACACCTTCACATTCCCCAAGATAGGAGTCTTAACACCCTGCTCTCTCTCTTCTTTGTCTACACTTTGACTAATAAAACCATTGTTTTCGTACTGATCCACTTGATCTGTATCCACAAACGTAGTCAAATCAAGGTAAGTACCCTTTGATCCTTTGTACAAACGTTCTTTTTCTATCTTTGTTACGTCAATTCTTACTGATAATCCTACTTTCATCTTAAATTCTCCGTTTCATTTACAATAATATTAACAGCCTTTTGTATTTCAGCCGCTAACTTTTCAATGTACTCGTCATCTCTCTCCACTCTTACAATAAGATGGGGTATAGTTTCAGAGTACGCCATTAAATCCCACCAACTACGCCCTGTAATCATCATACAGCCCATGATTTGTTGTTTGTATTTGTTGATAAAAGATTTATTGTTTCTGTGATAGCCTATCATGGTGGAATCAGCAGGACATTTGATCTCTATGCCGCCATCCTTACCCACCAAACCATCAGGTGAACAACCAAACTCTTCAGAATCATCCAGTATAAACCCATATTCTGTTACTTTCTGGTCAGTGACAAACTCATACATCTCTCTAGCTTCAGGCTCTAGCCTTGTACCCCTTTCCATATGCTCGTTAACATAGATAGGAACACGCAAACCAGTAAGTCGTTCAGCAATCAACTCGTTTATATAACTATCGGCTGATGTACTAGCCTTCCCTGCTGATGTAATGAACTTGTTAAACATAGAAGCTGAGGGTCTACCCAATCGTGCGGCAAACCACTCATTACTTCCCTGCTCATGTTCTAGGACAATCACTTAGCCTTTGCCTTCAATGCATTAATAGCTTTAGAATAATGTACAGCTAACATCTCATCTACTGAACTAGACTTGAAGTGACTAAGAAACTTCTTAACATCTATTTCGTACTCAGCTAACAGCATCTTGATTTCTTTAGCTTGATCTTCACTTAGAATGGCACTAGCAACCACTGGGTTTATATCTTCTCCTGCGTAAATGTAAGCACCTAGCCCATGCATAGCGATAGCCTTGACCAAACATCTCATACGTGCATCTGATATGTCTCTGGATGTAGGGTTAACAATGGACTTGTTACGATTATCCATCACTGGCAACCACATTTTATGAGTGTTATCTTTTACCTTCACAGACACGGCAACTTCAACCGTATCGTTGTCATAAACAATAGGGTCATCATACCAGTATGTGGAATCAGGAAAGTTCTCCATCAGTTGTGACCATGCCCAAGCCCAAGAGAGGTAAGACAAGTTTCCTTTCTTCTCTACGTGTTTACTGCAATCTATTGCTGATAATGTTTTCCAAGTACTCATTGTTCGCTCCTATGCTCTTGATTAGCTGACTGTGCATACAACTTACTGTAATGGTTTTCATACTCAACAGTCTCTTTCTCGTTTGGATTATGCCCATGCAAGAAGTCATATTCAGCACGTTCTTTATCTGTGAAATGATCAAAGTCACTAACAGGACATGACGGATCTATATCAGGATAAAATAAAGCTTGCCGATCTTCTAAATCATCTGGACATTGTATTGGATGGTCTTTCATATCTTACTCCTTTTGTTGTTTGTCACAGTATAATGAACGACCATTGCTTGTATGTCAAACAATATTTGACGCACGATTAAAAATAATTTACAGTCGACATTCACTACTAAGGAGTTAACATGGACATCAATAAATCAATCGACCATTTTATGTATGAGCTACGACTAAATCAAAGTCAACTTGCAATTAGTGCAGGGTTGGACATTGCAACATTAAGTTTAATTAGAAATAACCACCGATCACCCAACATGAAGACATTAACTAAGTTAGCTAGTGCTTGTGAAGTTAAAGTTAGCGAGTTTATTGCGGCTGGTGAGTAAGATGGATAAACCATCATATTTTGCTATCTTGACTGCTGATGTACGGTATGACAAGACCTTAAAACCACTGGCTAGATTGTTGTACGCAGAGATCACTGCATTATGTAACCAAGAAGGCTATTGTTGGGCGGGCAATCAATACTTTGCTGATCTTTATGAAGTAGACAAGAACACAGTCAGTGGCTGGATAGGACAACTTAAGACACGAGGATACATTACAGTACAACTTGAATACAAAGAAGGTACTAAGCAAATATTGAAAAGGTATATACGAATTAATGGGGAGGGTATCAATAAAATAATAGATACCTCTCTACAAAAAGATAGATACCCTATCAACGAAATAATAGAAGTTAATAGTACAGATAATAATACAATTAATAATAAAACTAATAAAGGGGTTCGTTTCACTCCCCCTAGTGTTGAACAAGTCATGGAATATTGCAATCACAGAAACAATGGAAAGGGTAACGGTATTAACGCACAGACTTTTATTGACTTTTATCAAGCAAAAGGGTGGATGATAGGCAAGAGTAAGATGAAAGATTGGAAGGCATCGGTTAGAACGTGGGAAAAGAATCGGCAACCTACCAAAAAAGACAAAAAAAAGGAAGGAACCATTAAGGGACGTTCCATACAAGAGAAATTAACAGATACTTCATGGGCAAACTTATGACTCACCACAAAAAAGCTATTCTTATTCAGTATCTAGGTAGCAATAAAAACTTAACAGCAGGAAAAATGTATACCAGAGATGAATTGGCAAAGGCATATAACATATCAAAAACAACCGTCTGTTTACGATTGTCAGGAAAAATGGTTGCTAGAGACAAAGATTTTGAAATGACTAACACCAAGAAAATTAATGGCAGAAGATATTTTGAAAAGATAGCTACATTCATAGGGCATGATAGTCGATTTGAAAGAGGCAAGTCCTACACCGTTAATAATATTGCAGAAATTTCTAATTTAGATTTAGCAACAATCAAACGAAGAATTGTTAAGCGTAATTCTTTTTGTGATGATGATCTTAGGCCATTAAAAAAATGTACAGCAGGGCCAAGTCAATTTGATAACTATGCAGAATCAGTCAGTGCTTGCTGGTTAAAAAGGAAACTGTAATGGGTGAAAAATACACAATTAACAATGAACATAAAAAAGAAATGTTCAAGAAGTTTGTAGATAAAATTTATGAGGAAAGACAATACATTACTTTTACCTACACTTTTGGGAAGCCACGATCACCCAAACAACAAGCCGCCCTTGAGGTTTACTTTAGAGAAGCGGCCAAACGATTGAACGATGCAGGGGTCTACCATCAGATGAACGCTAAATTCATTAAAGGTGATATTGAAATACCGTGGACCCAAGAATCATTTAAGACATTTTGGAAACAAATACAAAACACTATGTTTGATATTGAATCAACAACAGAAATACAGTCCGACAAAGTAGCCAAAGTCTATGATGCTATCAATCGGGGCTTAGTAGAACGTACAGGGGTACATATTCCTTTCCCATCAAAAGAACTTACGGAAAAATAAAGGAGAAATAATATGGAATATATATGCGGAGTTGCATGGTTTGCCATCATGGTCACACTAATCAACGGATACTGGCTTCTAATACAAGATGAACAAAAAGAATGGGATCGGCAAAAAAAGAAAACAAAGAAGTAATTAATAAGTGTCTACGGAAAGGGTTGTAGAAGGTCTGTTAGAGGCGTTTTAAGGGTCATTTTAGCTCGTTTAAGCAAAAAGATAAGCTACCCTACAGGGTATGGTAAAATAAGGAAAACAGATGGCTCAAACGCTCAGGAAAAAATGTTTAACAGCGATACAAAAGTTGGCAAGGATATCAGCCGCAGATGAATATGGCATGGTCCAGTGTGTTTCATGCGATAAGAGACTGCATTGGAAGGATGCAGATGGTGGTCACTACATAGCTAAGGGTTCTAGTTCGTATTGGGCATTGGAGATTGAGAACGTCCATCCACAGTGTAAAGGATGTAATGCATTTGGGATGAGTAAGGGAAGTGCTGAAGGTCAGTACACGTTATGGATGATTGATTGGTACGGTGAGGATTTTGTTAGGCAGATGCATCAGGACAAAAGAAAGATTAAGAAGTTATACACTGCTGATTACAGAGAAATGTTGAAAGAGTTTAATGAGTTAATTAAATACCATGAGGATAGACTGTTATGAGTACATTCCTAACTGAGTTAAGAGACAGATCTGTTAAGTGCGGATTAGATGAAGTCCCTGCCAAGATGGATTCTATTATGGAGGCCGTTCTTTATGGGTCTGCATTACCTGCTTATGCAGTAGAAGAGATAGACATACTGTGGTCTGAGGTTACTGCGGAAGAGGAAGCGTTACTGAAACCACCTACTGAAGAACAATTAAGTTTGCATCATCCTTCGTTTAATGTAGAATAAAGCAATCCCCTTTGTTGTTTTGCCCTTTCGAGGGCTTTTTTTGTTATAATTGGGGCATGAAAAAGAAAAGCCTTCTAACACGTATTGGGGTATCGGGGTATAACAAACCCAAAAGAACCCCTAACCATCCAACAAAGTCTCATGTTGTTGTTGCCAAGTCTGGTGACAAAGTTAAAACTATTCGTTACGGTCAGCAAGGCGTTCGTGGTGCAGGATCTAACCCTAAGTCAGCTAAACAGAAGGCTAGACGCAAATCATTCAAGGCTCGTCATGCTAAGAACATTGCTAAAGGTGTAATGTCTGCGGCATACTGGGCAAATAAAAGTAAATGGTAGGAGAATACTATGCCATACGGTAAAGGTACATACGGTGGTAAAGTTGGTAGACCAAAGAAAACTAAACCAGTTAAAAAGAAAAAGAGCTTAATTAAATGAAAGGTTTATACGCAAACATACACGCTAAGAGAAAAAGAATAGCCGCTGGTAGTGGTGAGACAATGCGAAAGAAAGGTGCTAAAGGTGCGCCTACTGCAAAAGCATTTAGAGAATCTAAGAAGACTGCTAAAAGTTTGTTAAGTTAGTTTGCTTAATAGGTCCAAATAACAGGCATAGTCTTTCTAGTGTCTACATGGATGAAAGTCTTTGCTACACCTATACCATTAAATCCCATTGACTGCGCGTTCTTAATGATTTCGTAGGCTTCATTTCCATTATTGATTCGTATGTCTGCCGCGATCCCTTGGGCATGGGTTCCTGCTTTTCTACCTGCCTTTGTTTTTCTCGCCTCAATACTATGGGATGGATCTCTGTAACCGCTTGTAATGATAAATGGGAAGCCGCATATGTGCCGAAGGTCATCCAGTTTATTGAGGAAGTCTTCTGACATTTCATTGTTACCAGTTTCCTGACAATTAAAGTCTTCTAGTCTAAAGTAACGCATTACTTCTTACCCTTAATACCTTCAAACGCACCACCGCCAAAATAAAATCCAACAATAGTTAACATGATCCAATCAACTTTGAACGCAGAGATAATTTCTTGTACCGCAGTTATATCCCTGCCAAGGAAAAATAAACTCAAGACAAGAATATAAGAAGCAACAAACGTAAAACCAAATATCAAAGCTAAATATCTTTGTGCAAGTTTAAACGGTGCGTAAGAACTTAATAAGTCTGTCTTTGCTTTAGTCTTTGCTTCAATAGCCTCTGTCTCTGAGGTATGCATAGAATCGATTAAACCTAATCCTTTAGAGATTACATCACCACTGCCTAATATCTGACTTAATATACCCATTATATAATTTTCTCTAATACAAATAGACCAATGATGAGGGGGTACATACCCCACAGCATCATCTCAGTCTTTTTAAATCTAATAGAACCTTCATCAAGGCGCTTCTCAATAGATTGGAATTTCATTTCTATAGCTTCCATACGCACGGCACATTCCCTTTCGTGAGCTTCTAGTTTAAGTAACGCCTCTTTGACGGTTGCCATTAGTTTTCCTCGTCTACCGCTTTATCAGTTTCTAACTGTTGGGTAAGCATATTCATAAATGCTTCACGGCCAACACTTAACTGATCTAAGTTAAAACGAGTGCTTGCTATCTTTCTGTCTAAGTCAGCAACATGATTAACCATAGCTTGTTGTTCTTCAGACATATCTTCGAGGGTGTAATCTACATCATTGATCGTAATGGGAGTTGTTTTTTTCTCGCCCATGTTAATCTCCTTTAGTTAGTGAACTTCTATTTTAAAAAAATAAAAACCAGAGCGCAAATCCAAAAGGTATTGATGCAATCGCAAGCCCCCACCAAGTCTTTGAGTCTGACCAATCTTGACCGCTTATCATTCAAATATCTCCGTTATCTCTGGATCAACGTACTTAGGTTTACAATAAGCTCTTACAGGGACAGGAAATGCTTCTTTAAATGTAATCCCTGCGGTTCCTTCAACACCTTGCAAACTAATACTACGGGCAAAGTATGTGCATTTATTTACATCAGCCCACACACCATATTCTTCGGTTTCTATTACAAGACCATCAGCAGTTAAGGTTTCTAACATAAGTGCAAATACCAATTGTTTCATCGTATCACTACACTGTTAACATCAACCCATCTAACCTGACACTTACAGTCTACAGGATCGTACCTATTACTAGGTCTTGATAGTTCTTGACACATATAAATGCAGTGTGACTTTTTCAAGTAATAAAGCGTCTGCTCCTCGACTACTTCGCCATTGACAAAGAATAGAAGGGCAAACACCATCTTCATTGTTTAGCCAGTAGTGCCTGTACTAACGCCTGTATCTGCTCGTTAGTTTTTTCTTGTATCTTTTCCTGTCTAGCCAATGACTCTACGATTGCATCAACCTTAGTCTCTGTTACAGCTTGAGCCTGTCCGTTTTCTTGTGCTTTCTTTGCAGTCTCTTTAACTATCACTTCAATACGCTTGACTTCCTTAGTAGTAGATTCAGCATTAGCCTGTGCCGCACCATAAGAAATAGCACCGACAAACAAACTAACTACTAATGGAATTGCCCACGTTGGAATTACAATACCTTTATCACTCACCACGGAACCTCCGCAACTACTGATGGAGCCTTAGACTCAGCTATTTGATTTGCAATAGAAGCCTCAATGTCACTGACAGTAATCTGAGCACAGTTCTTTACCCAGCCTACAGCCATTTCTTCTGTAATGTCATCAAATGCTACAAAGTCATCTGAGTCTGCGTCTGGTGTAAAACTGCAAGTACCATAAGAACTCCCGTAATGAGTTACTGCGTCATCACCAGTTCCTACTTCCTCGCTATCACTTGCTCGCCAGTGTGCAACGATTACACCATCATCGCTTGAGTTTCTTTCGAGCTGTACTACTGTCCATACTACTGCCATCTTCTTGTCCTCTAGTAAAAGTTAAATTGCTGAAATAATAAATGCTAGGAGTTCACTGTATCGAACACCCATTCTTGTCTTCTCTACTCCATCCTCTGTCCACGTGTTACTGGTGAACATTCCATAGCGCCCTGCGTCTAACCCTTCAGCCTCAAATGCCGCCTGTAGGTCTTGCGCTATGATTCCAAAGTGAATACGAGCATCATCGCCTTTCTCTTGTACTGCTGATTTCCATCGGAATTTCTTGAGTAGATTTTTAGCCGCTACCGCTACACGTTCTTCGGCTTCAGTGAGAGACTCTATGTCTTGCTTTTCGTTTTGGTCAGATGTTTGGATAGTGCCGTTACGAGCAAAGATATCGTTAAAGCGATAACTTGTAGCACCCAAGTCTATCTGTGCAGAATCACTTTGTGCGCCTGTGTGGTCAGTAGGATGTATAGCACCGTTAGCAAAGCGTAGACCTGAGTGGTCTGAAGTAGTCGAGTGAATACATAGGTCATTACTTATGAGACTTAGTGCGCCTCTTCCTGTGCCGTCTTTTCTAAACTGAGCAATGTCTCCATCACTATTTTTTCTGTTTAACCTGAGTGCATAAGTGCCGTCTGCTGTAGATTCAACTCTTGTGCCTAGCTCTATTCCATCGGTTGCGATATCTGAGGCAGTCTTACCCACCAACAGGTTGCCAGAGGAATCTATGCGGAGGCGTTCAGAACCTGCGGCATTAGAGTAAATGTAAAAATCGTTACTAGAATTACCTATTGCAAACTTTGCAGTCCCAGAATCGGCTATTACTACTTCGCTACCAACATAAGCAGTGCCTGATAGGTAGAGGTCTTTCCAACGATGACTTGCTAATCCAATGTCAACTGTTGCATCTACATCTGATCCAGCCCGTCTTGGCATTATGCTGGTGTCTTGAAATCTTATTCCTGTGTCACCGTTGATATTTAAATCACCGTTAGCAACGCCCACACCGCCTACAAATGCCCCTGCCTTTCTAAAGTTAATAATTCTGCCGTCTGTACCCATTCTATTGAGCAACAGCGCCTCGCCACTGTTTACGGCAATTTGAACTTCTCCACTAGCTTTAAGATCTATACCACTGCCGCTAGAGTTAGTAGCAACATTTTCGTCAGTTGTCCCCACCAAAAGATTGCCGCCTGATGTGAGTGTCATAGCCTGACTGCCACCGCTTGTGTAGAAGGAAGCGATGTTGTTACTTGCCGCACCTGTAACTAAAAGTGCCGTTGTTCCTGCTTTTGCTACCGTGTGCAAGGTTGCCGCTGGAGACTGAGCGTTTATGCCGACGTTTCCTGATGAGTCTATTCTCATCGTTTCCCCTGTACCGCCAACATTTGAGAAGACAAGAGGTGCGGCAGAAGATGATGAGGTTGCAGTTCCACTTTGGATATAGTTTATGCCACCTGTCGATACAAATCGCATGGCAGAGTTACTGCTAGAAATATACTGTTCACCAGCACTTGAGTTATAAACGTGCAAAGCCCCCGCTGGCGAACTAGTACCAATACCAAAATTATTTCCGTTGTTAATATAATTTGCATGGCTATCAGCGGTTAATCTAACAGTTGCCGCACCACCATGATTGTACAAATAAAGAGCACCGTGTCCCCCACCAGTATGGTCGCCAAGCCATGTAATATCTGTTCCATCCGCTTCTTCTATCAAAAGACGAGCATTATCTGCTCTTAAATCAAGATTAGCCCCATTGTGAGTAATCGTGCCTGTGGTTCTAAATGTTCCGTGTACCTCAAGTTTATGCGTAGGCGCAGTGGTGGCTCCGACCATCATCGACCCAGTCATGTTGAAATTCATGCCAGACTCTACAACCAAACCACCTGCATCTGTTTTAATGACAGGGTTTTCATCGTGATATAAAGTTACTGCGCCACCTGAAATAGCCTTTATCATGTTTCCATTAGAGGTGTCACGAAGATTAAACGAGTTGCTGTTTATTTGGTCTGTACTTACGCTACCTGTAACACTCAATCCAGAGGAATTGAATCTCCCACGCTCTGTGTTGCCCGATGTTGCAGTAGCACTAGCGTTCGTGTAAAAGATGTGGTTTTGTATGCCCCGATGATCGGAGCCTGATGATCCATAAAAAACAGAACTTGTACCATTTTCTGCTTTAGCACCAAGCAGAGCCGTAGTGGTGTTAGCATAATTGGTCATTATTATGCCCGCATACTTAGTGGTATTTGCTGTGGTATTCGATGAAATACTTATTTGATCAAGACCGCTTGTGCCACCTTGTACTTGAAGCTTTGCACTTGGTGAGCAACCAATACCCAGCGACCCTGATGAATTGACAGTAATTCCTGAAGTGTTACTTGGTCCGATGTGGAGGGTATTGTCTGCGCTCGTTGAACCCGCATTACCGAAGACACCCATGTTTGATTCAGAGTTATTATTAGCTTTAACTCTAAACAACAGAGGTACAGTGTCACCGTTGCCGTTGCCTTCTAGAATGGTTGCAACAGATCCAGTAAGTCCATCAACGTGAAGCTTGCCGTCTGGTGCAGTGGTAGCTCCGACCATTAGGGAGCCGTTGGGGATGTTGACGTTTTGACTAGAATCTATTGTCAGGGCTTCAGTTGATCCGTTTGAAGTTAATTTCATGCCACCTGCAACAGTGCCAAAAATTTGACCTTTTATTACTCCAGATGCTTGAAAATCAACGCCTCCAATGTTTCCTGAAGTACGCGTGGAGTTTATGTTTAATCTGGTAAAACCAGAAGTTGAAATTGTTGCATCTGCGTTTGTAGTAAGCCCTGCGCTTGTCACGCTACCTGAGAAAGTGGCGGCTTGAGATGTACCAGCTAGTCGTAAAGCTTGTGTAGCAGTTGAACTGCCAGCCGTGTAAAAAGTTATTCCTCCGTTGTCGGAAGATACAACATCGCCTACCGTTATTTTTGCGAGATTAGCGTTGCCACTACAGCTTTTTATGGTAGCTACTCCCGAAGCACCTGTACTGCCACTCATAGTTGGCACAGTAACGATACCGCTAAAGTGTGCGTCTTTCCAACGATGCGCTGTCGAACCTAAAGTTTCTGTCGCATCAGAAGCAGTCCCATTTTCGTTGGCTGGCAAAGTAGCATTGGTACTAAAATGTAAGCCAGAACCGTTTACACCTGTTCTATGAATAGTTTCTACCGTTATATTACCACCGAACGTAGCACCTGCATTAAAGGTAGCCGCACCACCATCTGACATATCAAGGGTGAGGGCTGTAACTGTAGAGCCACCATCATTGCCTAAAAATACAATATCTTTATCCTGTGTAGGAGCATATATATTTAATGCACCTGAAGCATTTTGATAAAATTGACCAAAGTTTAGGCTACCGTCTGCTAAACTAATAGTGCTTCCGTCAGCATTGAGTGTAATATTTCCTGATACATCAAAAACTAGAGAGCCAGTTCTTTCAATCGTACCTGCATAAAAATTTAAGAATTCTGTTCCATTATCTTTGAAGAGTACATCTCCGCCATCCGCATCAAGGATGATGTCTCCTGCAACGTCTAAAGTTAGGTCGCCTGAACCTACATCAATCTCATTGCCATCTATTGTGATGTTATCTACAGTAAGCCCATCGGCTGTCA